GTACTCAAGGCATCGCCTATCCTGATAGCCAATGAGAGGCTCTTAGCGGCCATTACAGACTTCGCTTACAACTTAGGGGTAGGTAGGTATCGGGCAAGCACTCTAAAGCGCAGGGTGGACTCTAATGACTTGCTAGGCGTAGAGACGGAACTAATGAAGTGGACTAAGGGTGGCGGTAAAACCCTGCCCGGCTTGGTTAAGCGCAGGCAGGCCGAGATCGATTTACTCCGCGGCTGATGCGTCAATAGCCTGTTTGCGTTTCTGCTTGTGTGCAGTCATGCCAACTTTTTGAATCGTGGTCAGCATAGAAAGCACGTCTGCGTTTAGAGTATTGAACTCTGCAATCTTTTGGATCTTGACATCTGCCGCCAACCTTGATCTGGCTACCTTATCTGCCATCTCGTTATAGCGATCCATCCATGCGTTCATGCCATCATGCAGCTCGGAAGGCTTGCCGGGGATGTGCAGCCTGAAAGTACCAGGCGGCTGTATCTCATTCTGAACAATCTCAACTGTTGTATTCTCGCCACAGTTATCAGCTGGTATATCCAAAACTTCTACCTCTGAAACTGACACAGATGGGATGGCATCCAGCGGGTTAGCGTGTTTAATCTGCGGTGCCTGTGGTGCTGGCGTATCGTCTGGGTAATCCTGAGCCTCCTCAACTGTGATTAAACCCTTCAAAACGTCAGGAAACGCATCCCGCAGGGCAAAGCCACGGGCTCGCATCTGTAGCATCCGCTTTGGGTACTGAGTCCAAGGTCCTTGCTTATTCCAAAGCCCAGCTCGCTTGGCATCCTCCACGCTGTACTTGCTGATTACCTCGGTACGGTTCTTACGCTTGGCTACGCAGACTGCGATTGGATTGCTAGTACCCTCGCCTTCAAAGTATTCTTTGACATCCTCGCAGACGGGCGAGTTCTGCACCAGAGCCATCGCTGCATCGCCATATACGCTTGGCTTACCGTTGATAGTCGCGATGTTCTGCAAAGCCTGTAGCGGAGCTAGGCCGAGCTCGTAGCCCCATTGCACAGCTACCAGCACATCCTCCGGCTTATTTTGGTAGGCCTTTGGAACCATCGTACTTTTTGACAGCATATTGCTGAAGTCGATTGCCTCTGTCATGGTCTGCGGCGCAAACCCTTGATGCTTTACTAAGTTAGTCATTTTTTATTCCTTTCTGACAGCATTGCATCTGCATAAAAATAAGCAATTTCTGCTACATCTTGCGGTGGAGTAATAACTTTTTGTTGTACGTCAATAATTGCCTGCATAGCTTTAGCCGCAAAGTAATCGCGCAAGTCCATGCCGCACCATTTGCCCATCTCTGTTGGCCTAGTATGTGGAAACGCTTTTATTGGTTGTTCGTCTAATTTCATTTCAATTCCTTAATTGTAAGAGTGGATTGACGTATGGAGTACGCCGCTTTTGCTGGTGTAATCGTTGCTGGCTTGGCATTGTAATTACGAACTGGCCAGCTTATTTGGTACTGCCCTGCTATACCGTGAGTATGGTTCTTCATAATGCCCATAATCTCGGTCTGAATCTTGGAGTTTTCCTCTTCTGCTTTTGTAATTTTTGCCTTGTTTTCTAGTAACAATTTTGTTAATTCCTCAACATAATTATCTAGCTTTACTGGCTCACTATCTGACCCCGCGCTGTAAGTACGAGCTGCATCTTTAGGGTTGATGGGCGGGTAGTAATCAACCTCGCCTGTCTCCTTCCAGCGCTCTAACTTATCTTGGAACTCTTTGCAGGTCTTTTCAATCAGCTCTAAGGTTGCCGGATGCTGTTTAAACAAGAATATACGCAGCTCGGTACCTTGATATAGCGTAGCAATCGCGCCCCATGTGGCTTTGTAGATAGCCATCTGGGCTTGCAACTGTATAGGGCCTCTATACAGGGGCAGCACATCCTCGGCTGGCATCGAGGTTAACTTGGCCTCAATGATGCCTGTACCGCTGAGTACTATGCTTTCGCTACCGACCACGTAGATGCCCTTCTCAGGATCTGTAACAACCTCTTGCATATTGCCTGTGGCTGTGCCATCAAGAGAGCAGCACAGAGGCCACTTGTCATGGAAGTAAGGCGTAGGGTGCTCAATCTCAAGCTGGCTGCATCCCAGACGGTTAGCGGCCTCCATGAGAATGGTTGGCTCTAGCCTGTTGCCCCATGCCATAGCCTCGTTGCCGATGTCTGGCGGGGTAATGCCTTTTAGAAAATCAATGGATGACAGCAGCTCATCATTGGGGGATCTGTACTTGCTCATGCCGCAGACCGCAGGGATCCGGCTGGCTGAGAGCATATCGTTTGGGGTGACTTTACCTACCATTTTTTATACCTCGGTTTCTGTTTTATGGTCTAAGAGTGCTGCCAGGCTGGTTGCGTATAAGGCAATATCAGCAGCAAGGTTTGATGCCGCATCAAAGTCGCGACTCTCTGCGGCTGCGTAAGACTGCTTTAGCAGTTTGCTGATGGCCAAAAAGTATTCAGCGTAGTTCATTTTTTAGCCTCCCGCATAGCTGCTATCTTGGGTGAGCTTTTGTAAACGTAGCGTTTCCACTTGTGCGTTACGTTATTTGGATCGCACTCGTAAAAGTCAGTAATGCGCCAGCCGCTAGTGCGTAATACATGTATGTAATGAGCCAGCCTGGTAATCCCGTACTGCTCAATTACGTCCCAGCTCGTAATGCCCTTGCCTCTGCGGCGCCGGAGTTCTGATTGGATGATTTCAAATTGCGTAGTCATTTTAGTTTTACCTCGTTGTTAGTTGCTGCGTGACGATAGACTTCCCACTTGGCTTGGAACCGTTTATCTTCCGATGGTGGCTCCCAGCCCATGCGCTTGAGGGTATCAAGCACGTTGGTCTTAGCTGCGGGTATGTATGGCCGATGAATATCTGTAAGTCTCATTAATGCTCCTTATGAAATTGAAACGATTACTACAAAAGCCAGTAAGGCCACAGTACCGATAACCTTATCCAGCAGGGAATCCTCAGACTTGTACAAGTCTTTGGATGATTGGTTGTGCTTATTAAACGACTGCATGGTTAACTCTCCTCATTAATTTAGCTACTTGGGCTGGGTGCCAAACATCATTACCTTTGGCGGTCTTGATACCGCGAGCGCGTAACCCTTGAGCTACATCTCGCAAGTTGGTGCCTACCTGCTTAATCACGTCTTGCAGGCTTGGCGCTACTAAAGTAGCAAAGGCATCAGCCTTGGCTGTAATCGCGTCAGAACCAGCCTTAGAGCCCTTCTCTGGGCATGGGCTACCTAAGACAGTACCGCGAGCTTTGGCGGCTTGTAGGGCTGATTTGGTGCGCTCTGATATCTTCTTAGCCTCCCACTCAGCAAACACAGCAGCCATTTGTAGGAATGTGCGGTCTGCCTCTGGCATATCAGCTGCCACAAACTGTACGCCAGACTCTAAAAGACCTGAGATGAAATGCACATTACGTGCAAGGCGATCTAGCTTGGCGATTACAAGGGTAGCCTTCTGCTTTTTAGCAAGAGCCAAAGCAGCTGCGAGCTGTACGCGATTGGATTTGCGACCAGACTCAACCTCGGTGAACTCGGCAATAATCTCTTTGCCTGCTAAGAAGGTTTGCACAGCTGCACGCTGGGCCTCAAGGCCAAGGCCTGACTGACCTTGACGCTGTGTACTGACTCGGTAGTAAGTTACATACATATCCAACTCCTCTTTCTGGGTGGTTGAGCGATATCGCTTAGATGTGACTTTACCACAGCTGTAGCACCCGTCAAGAACTATATGTAGTTAAAACAACACTTTTTAGTAAGTGATTACCCTATGAGTTAGGCTACGGGTAGTTTTACTGTATGCTCACAGATATCGGGTAGCTTGACACTATTCAGCCAGTCCTATCTCGTCAGGCACGACTAAAAAGACCTGCTACCCGTCCAACTAAAAGGATCAATATGTCAGAATTAAAGCCATTCTTAGTGCGTTTGCGCCCCGATGTGCGTGAGCTGCTAGTGCAGGCCTCACAAGAGCGTAAGAAACCCATAGCCAGCGTTATCAATGATGAGCTGCGCGTTGCCCTTGGCAAGACTGGAAACCTTAACCAGCGCCTTACGCAGCTGCTCGGATGATTATTCTTACGCTGCCATTCCCGCCATCAGTCAATACGTACTACAGGCGCGGAGCCCATGCAACCTACATGAGCAAGCAGGGGCGCGAATACAAAGCAAAGGTGGCTGAGTACATAGCAGAGAGCAATAGTCCCAAGTTGGGATCTGCCAGGCTTTCTTTGGAGATCGTGCTGTGGCCCAAAGATAAGCGCAAGTTCGATATCGATAATCGCATCAAGGCCCTGCTTGATAGCCTGCAAGATGCTGGCGTGTTTGATGACGATGAGCAGATAGACCAGATTAATATTTATAGAGGCTCTGGCACCCGTACTGGCGGCCAGGCAAGGGTAATGATTGAGGTGATTAAATGAACTTATTTGAAACAGAGCATCCAATATTTGATGAGTGGAAAAATATGCCTGAGTTTGTTCAGCAGAAACAGGAGCCCTACTCAAAGCTGATTATTCGGTTTGAAACACAGGAAGATTTGGAAGAATTTTCTAAACTAATTAATCAAAAACTTACCAAAAAGACAAAGAGTATTTGGTTTCCATTCAAAAGCCATTGGGGCCTGAGCAAAAAGGGCTGGGTTGATGAATCCTGATTACCCTGTTTACATTGTTTCTAAGGGTAGGTGGCAGAGCAGGCTTACTTCTAAGGCTTTGGAAGGCATGAATATGCCCTACAAGATTGTTGTGGAGCCACAAGAGTACGACAGCTATGCCGCGGTTATTTGCCCAACAAAGATACTAACCCTGCCATTCCAAAACTTAGGCATGGGATCCACTCCGGCAAGAAACTGGATCTGGGATCACTCGATATCTATTGGCGCTAAAAAGCATTGGATTTTAGATGACAATATCCAAAACTTCCATAGATTAAACAGAAACGAAAAGTTCGAGGTTTGTTCTGGAACCATATTCAAGATAGCTGAGGGCTTTGTGGATCGGTACGAGAACGTGCCTATTGCTGGATTTAACTATTACTCATTCTGCAAAAAGACAGACAGAGTGCCGCCATTCATTTTAAATACTAAGGTTTACTCCACAATTTTGATTGACAACGCTTTCCCGCATAGGTGGAGGGCCAAATACAACGAGGATGTAGACCTATGTTTGATGGCCTTGAAAGACGGCTACTGCACCATTCAATTCAATGCTTTTCTGGCCGGCAAAGTAACTACGCAGAGAATGACCGGCGGCAATACTAGCGAGCTCTATAAAAATGGCACATTAGAGAAGTCTGAGTGCTTGGCCCAGCTACATCCAGACGTTGCTAAAACCGTGTGGAAGTTTAACCGATGGCACCATCACGTTGATTACAGCTCATTTAAGCAAAACAAATTGATAAAGAGGGACAGTTTGATAATTCCAGACGGTGTTAATAATTACGGCATGAGATTGGTGGATTTGTAATGGGAACCCATGAGAATGATGTGTACACAAAGGCCGTACAGGCTGACAGCTCTATTACGGGCAGGCGCTGGTGCTCTAACTGTCAGTTCGGCAAAGACCACAGGAATGGTGCATGGATCGTAAGCGCAAACAAAAGACAAAAGAGGTGGGTCTGCAAGGATTGTTGGGAGCGCAAACAAGCGAGAGAGGCGGTGAAGTAGATGACCGATTACGATGTCTCGCTTGTAATCAATTTCACGGATCATCCAGGCTACTTCATCTGCCGGATGGGAGGACAGTCGGAAACTACTCGGAGGAGTACCGCTTGTATGCTGAGGCTGTCGGAGTACTCAAGAGATTTAGAACTCGAAAGACCAGACAGCTGCACCTCGCGAGAGTGGCAGAAGTGCGTGGCCATGCTGCATATGAGCAGCTGCGAAATGCCATGTTAGAGATATACGAAAGAGAAAAGAATGATTTGCCCAAATGAGAGCTGTGATAGCCAAGATATTAAGGTAGCAGAGACACGTAAGCATGAGGAGCGCAACTGGATTTGCAGGCGCAGAGTGTGCAGGGAATGTAACTACAGCTGGTGGAGCAATGAGATACCGCTATTTGAATTGCCACCAAGCCTAAAGTAAGGGCATCTATGTTTAAGTACGAGAAACCGTTGTATAGCAAGCGCGACTCTGTGGCCAAGCGCACTAAGAAAGCGAAGAAGTCATTGCTCAAGATCGCGATGGCTGATCCCATTATGCAGGCCATCATCAACGATAAGGCCAAGTCAATGGGAGTTGCTATTGCTAAGGCTACTGGCACATACAGAGCGCCACCAGCATATGAGCCAGGCATGGGCAAAGCATTTTACAAAACAAGGGAGTGGAAGGAGTTACGATATCGCACCTTCGTTAAGTACGGCAGGGTTTGTCAATGTTGCGGCGCTAAGGACACCGAGTTGCATATTGACCACATAAAACCTAGATCGATATACCCAGAATTAGAATTGGATAAAGATAACTTGCAGATTCTTTGCGAGCCTTGTAATATTGGGAAATCTAATCTGGATGCAACTGATTGGACACAACGATGAACATCTGGGATTTGGAGTCGATCCCTCAACGGCATGAGATAAACAGTCCTCAAGCAGGCCCGAAAGGGAAGATTAGGACAGTAGCTATAAGTGGGCACGCATTAACCGCAAGGTTAGTAATACGGCCTGATGCTACTAGAGACAGTTGGAGTCTCTTGGTAAACAGATGTAGGCAGCGGCGCGAAAGCCATCGCGCTCCCATTCAGTTGGGTGAAGTCGTAAAAATATACGACTCCCTTAACTCGTCTAGTGATTATGTTTAATATCCCCAAACAGCCTAAAGTAAGACTAAAGCCTGCACTACCAGACCAGCGGCAGATAGCTGTGATGCCCATCAAAGCTCTGACTGACCGCAGACTATCAGGAGGATGTGTAAGAGTATTGGCATTAATCTGTAGTTACTGCAACCGAGCTGGGATTACATGGGTTGGACAGCAACGCCTAGCAACCGATCTACAGACTACTAAGCAATACATCTGTCAGCAGATGACTAGGCTACGCAACGCTGGTTATATTGAGACGCTGACCAAGGGCTGCAAGAATAGCCACACAGCCACAACCAGAGTGATATACAACAAAGCTATCGATACACTAGATGCGATAGGTTTAGTTAATGAAGATACGAGAAGTCCGAGAATGATTACACAAGAGGAGAAGTTCATGGCAGAGATGCTCAGTAAGGGGGTTAAACGAGCCCGTAAGACGATTAAATTGCCAGTTAAGGGTGAGGCATTGGATGTGATTGAAAAGGCTAAGATGACGGTTACAGTTAATCATAACAACGTAGATGGCATAGTCCAAGATGTGTATAGAAGTGTGTATTTAAAAGAAAAAGTAATAAATGATTTAGATTTAAAAGGATTTGAAATGATTGGAATGTGTGGAATGACAGAGCAGATGCTCAGGCGCGACCTTGAGATCTGGCTGAAAGCGCGCACAGCACCGCCAGAATCCATCCTAGACCTAGCCAGAGCGCTGCTCGATGAGCAAAGCAAGGCAGGATAAGGGCTGTATGCGATCCAAACGGTGGTATGCAGGGGCAACACAGGGGTGTGTGCCTATAAGCAAAGGCATCGAGGCCTGCTGGCTGTGGCTGAAACAGTCAAAAAAACAGAGGCACGTTACCCTCCCCCCCGGTCTGTCACTAGGGGCGGGGTGTACCACTCAATTTTTCCCCGTTAATTTAAAAAAAGGAGATGCAAATGGAAAATAAGCTACAGAAAGAATTGCGTAGTGCAATGTTAAGTCTGCTGCGTCAGGGTTTTACCCTACAAGCCGTAGTTCATGCTTTAATCGTGGAATCTGAGCGATTAAGCGAAAGCGCAGCAGTCGTGCAGGCAATCAATGATTTCAACCACCAACCATAAAATGGAGTTCTTTAGAACTACATTGCGATATCAAACTAATGGAGAATTAAGCAATGGCATACGATAAGCCTTTTGAATTAAAGCCTGGTAACTTCCAGTTATTTAAAAACACTAAAAAGACAGATGCCAAACACGCAGACTGGACTGGGACTATCAAGATGCCCGATGGCCGCGAGTGTTGGTTCAATATGTACAGCAAAACGGGTAATAAAGGCCCGTACTTCTCTGGCTATATTGGTAAAGAGAAACAGCAGTTAGATCAGCCAGCAGCGTTTAATAGCTTTGCGCCAGCAGCTCCGATGGGTAGGCCTGAGAACTATGCTCCGGCAGCTCCATTAGACGATGTGCCGTTCTGATGGCTAGTACACGCCCAAAGGCAAAGATAGCAGCTCAGATACCATCCCTACAAAACTGGGGTGGTATTCGGTCTATTCAGAAAAGATTAGAGCGCTCGGCTACAATTTCAGAGAATCGCGAGGCGGTCGCCTACTCTTTGCTGTGTATGGCCAATACAAAGATTACAGACATAATGGAATGGGACGATGAGGGCAACGTTAAGGTTAAAGCTAGTAAGGATATTCCTGACCATGCCCTGCAAGCCATCAAGAGTATTAAAGTTAATAAAGATGGTCATTTAGAGCTAGAGCTATACGATAAGGTCGGCGTATTGCGACTCTTAGCTAAAGCATCTGGTCTTTTAGATAACCCGGATGAGTCGGATAAACCCTCGGTTATCGGCATTAATATCAAGCCGCCTGACATTCAAGACGTAGATCTCGGATAAAAAACAACACAGGGTATTGCATTTATTTATTTTCTGATTACCATCAGGGGTAGCGATATCGCTAATAACCCGTGAGGATAATATGACGAAAAGAAAAGAGTACTCTCCCGCCGTAGTTGTTGACTCTGGTTCCAGTTACGAGGAGCCCATCCCGTTTGCTGGTATCGTAGAGATAGAGCCTGACTACGATGATCTAGGCGATATAGATGACATATGCAATAGGCGCACTAACCCCAATGAAGAAAACTAAAATGCTACCAAAAGACACCAGCTCACATGAGATGACCAACGTAGAGATCGCGGACAAGTTGTTTATCCATCCGCACACGGTTAGCAAGATTGAGAACCGCGCTATGGAGAAGTTCAAGATTGAGCTAAAGAAAAGAAACATTAATCTAAAAGACCTGATTGGGGACTAAGATGCGACTCTTATTTTTATTATTAATTGCTGGCGGCGTACAGGCTGAGACTCGGCTATATACCGATGCGCTAGGCTTACCTGCCGGATCGTCCTACCAAATTGCAAATACTACGTTTTATACCAACGCATTAAACCTGCCAGCCGGAACAAGGGTAGATCTAGGCAGCGCATACATCTATAACGATGCTTTAGGCCTGCCTGCTGGCTCTAGTTATTCTGTTGGCCCTAACCCGCTTGGCGTTACATCCACCTACGTTAGCCCGTGGGATACGAAAGGATCTAGCAATGGCAAGTTCTGAACAGCACGATCCAGTTAATAAGCCAAAGCATTACCTAAGCCACCCGTCTGGGATCGAGTGCATTACGATTACCGAGCACATGGGCTTTAATTTGGGCAACGCCATGAAGTACATCTGGCGAGCTGACGAGAAACATGATGCGGTTGAGGACTTGCGTAAAGCGCGCTGGTACATTGAACGCGAAATAGCTAAGAGGATCAAATGAATACTCAAGAATGTTGCAACCAAGACTGCAATCAGGGCCGTGACTGCCCGTTGCGTAAACGCAATCTTGCAGAAGAAATAACAGAAGGCTTTAAAGCTCTTGAAGCTATGCGTAACAATAAACCAGTAGCGTGGATGCTTGTAGATCCAAACTGGAACGACTTTTGTAGGTACTCTAGCTACCCAACAAACGGGGCTATTCCACTTTACACCCATCCGCACCCTGACAATCTAGGTCTTGCTGAAAGCATTATTAAACAACAAGAGCTACGTATAGCAGAGTTAGAGGCAAAGATTGATGAGATGGCTGGTGAGATTATGACTTTAGAAAACAGAATAGGAGCGATGACAGGCTATGGACACAACTAATGAACCAGTAGCGTGGCTGTTGCAGACAAAGACAGCCCATAAATTTACTTTTAAAGAGCCAACAACCGCTCCTCAAGGTGTCTTTCCTATACCACTCTACACCCAGCCAGCAAAGACATTAACAGATGAGGAAATAAGAGAATTATGGAAACCATCACCTGATACTAAGGTTTATGTGCGTGACTTGATTGCGTTTGCTAGAGCAATATTGCAAAAGGTACAGGGAAAATGAGCTTTACTATTTACGAACCAGGCGGGCAGATGTTTATTCAATACTTCTTTAGTATGGATGAGCTTATTAAATCAATGCTTAACAACCCAAACAATACTTACCACAGGAACTAACATGACTAAATTTAAATGGCTTGGCACAGGCATTTGCCTGCTAAGTATTTTGCTGACCGCGCTCAATATCTATCCGGCAAACTTGATACTTGGGTTTATTGGATCCGCAATCTGGGCAACTGCTGGCTATGCGCTAGACGATACCCCGCTATTCGTAGTTGAGGCTGTAGCGGTGGTGTTTTACTTTGGTGGCTTAGTGCTTTTTGTTGCAGAGCAGTTAAGCGCGTGGGGTGTTTGGTAACATAAAAATTATGTTTTTGAAACGGTGCTTTTGTAAGAAAAAGTGTGACTTTGTAAAAAAATGTATATACAAATATAGGACATTGATGTCACATTTTTGCATGACTTTTTATTGAAATTTCATGCACTTACAGCTCTAATAGATATGTCTTAATTGGTTCGTGGCTTTTGGAATCTACATTGCAAGCCCATTTAACTGCATCTTCTGCCGTTAAACCCATTCGCATACAGACTTCTGCGGCCATAGAACCTGATCCAATAGCCATAAAGGTTCGCACCCGTTCCCACTCTAGGTCATCCCCGCAGGCAAATAACCCATCTTTGGTTAATTTTAGAAATGAGCTGTCTGGTTTTAGTTTTGGCTTGACTTTGGTTTTTTTGTTAACGTAGTCAATTACTTTCTCAGCATCGCAATAGTTCCCCGCAATGCCAATCCACCCGCCTTCTACAGGAAAAACTTTTTCTTCAAAATATTTAATTCCTGTTTCGTCATCCGTAAATTGACTGTCAGCCACAATAATTTTGTTAATCCAGTCTCCAACAATAGTAGTCATGTTTAAACCTTGTTTATACAGCCCCTAAACTCAAACTCATCCTCGCCACAGACTTGAATTAGCTCTGGCAGCATCAAGCGACCACGCTCAAACGACAGTAGCGCAAACCCTGATCTCCAGTCTTTTGGGTTATCCTCGGTGTAATGAACAAATTGCTCCGAGTGTGGCTCTGCCAATGTGCCTGTCTGTACGCCGTATCGTGTACCGCCGTTATGTCTGAAAGCTGGGCTAAAGTCTGTAATCGGCTGAACGGCCAAATTGTGTGTATGGCCAGTAATGATGTTTACCCCAGCGTTAAGCGAGTTAGCGCGACCAGCTGAGAACCCGCCTTTCCAGCGGTGCTTAATCATCGTATCGTCATTGACCCAATAAGACCAGCAAGGTTTCCATAATGGGAAGTGGTCTTTGAGGGTAAAGCCCTCAACTCCCTCATATTGCCCAGCCTGAGCCGCAAGGAATGTCTCAAAACGAGCATCATGGTTACCCAGCGTCCAGATCAACTCTGCGCCGATTGCAGCTTTTTCAATATTACCCATGAACTCCCTGCAAGCCTCCAGCTCCTCCTTTATGGTTGGCGTATTAGACCAGCCGATACGGGGATGGCGTGAAGCCTGGGAGCCATCAAACACGTCCCCATTTGCAATCACAACTTTAGGTCTGAACTCCTTGATAATCATTAGGAGCGCTTTGTATGCGGTAGTGTAATCGTCTGGCCAGAAGTGGGCATCGGAGAATACGACTACGCGCCCCTTCTCCATCTGGGTCTCACGCCTAGCATGGTGCGGAGTCTCCTCAGCTCTAGTAATTTGAATGTTGTGGTACTTGAGTTTATCTTGACCAAGGCCTTTTGCCTCTAAGATAATATTGTTTCTGGACTCAATGCCGCGCCTGCGCTTTAATACATTGCGGTAATTAACGCCAATCTTCTTTGCCATCTCAACCGCATTAGGGGCGGCGTTCCATTCGGCTATAAACTCTGCGTCTGTTAGGTGATATCCTGACATAATTACCTTAAATAATTTTGCATATTGTTGTTTATACAGTATATTTAAGAAAATATCATTAAAAGGTTACTATGTCACGCACCAAAGAGGCAAGTTCCAAGCAAATACCCTCTACAGGTCTGAACCTAGACTTCTCTAAAAGCCCAGAGGTATACAAGTTTCTCACATCTAACGCGTTTGTGCGTGGAATGATGGGGCCTGTGGGCTCCGGCAAGTCATATGCTTGTGCTGCTGAGGTATTCATTCGGGCAATTCAGCAAAAGCCTAGCCCTATCGATGGCATCCGATATAGCCGTTTTGTCATTGTACGAAACTCGTACCCTGAGTTAAAGACTACCACAATCAAGACGTGGTTAGACCTGTTTCCAGAGAACACTTTTGGGCCAATGCTGCATACACCACCCATTACCCACCATATCCGACTGCCTGCTAGAGAGGGCGCAGCTGGCATTGACTGTGAGGTTATCTTCCTAGCGCTTGACCAGCCTAAAGACGTGCGAAAGCTGTTATCCCTAGAGCTAACGGGCGCGTGGGTGAACGAGGCGCGTGAATTACCGAAGGCTGTAATCGATGGCCTTACACACCGTGTGGGTCGCTACCCCACAAAGCGCGATGGCGGCGCAAGTTGGCATGGTATCTGGATGGATACAAACCCGATGGATGACGACCATTGGTGGTATCGCCTTGCAGAAAAAGAAAAGATGACGGGCGCTTATGCTTGGAAGTTCTTTAAGCAGCCTGGCGGCGTTATAGAGCTGCCAGTAACCGATCTGCCTGAGAACCCAGAGGCAAACGACTGCATCTTTGCATCCGGCAAGTGGTGGCAAATTAATAAACGAGCCGAGAACGTGGCTAACCTGCCTGCTGGCTACTATCAGCAGATGCTGCTGGGCAAGAATTTGGACTGGATTAGGTGCTATGCCGAGGGTAAGTACACCTACGTGCAAGAGGGTAAGTCGGTTTGGCCTGAGTATAACGACAATATTATGTCTGGGCCTACTGAAGTAGATCCTACGGTACCAATCCAAGTCGGTCTTGACTTTGGTTTGACTCCAGCCGCGGTTATTGGGCAGCGTTTACCGTCTGGCACATGGCAGATTATTGATGAGATTGTTACTTTTGACATGGGCTTAGAGCGCTTTGGCCACCAGCTTATATCAGAACTTAACGCAAGATACCCCGGCATCCAAGTATTAGTATGGGGCGACCCCGCTGGTATGGCTAGAGATGCGATTTACGAGGTAACGGCCTTTGACTTCCTAAAGACGCTAGGCCTTAAAGCCCAGCCTACCCCATCAAATGACTTCAAGGTGCGCCGAGAGTCGGCTGCCGCGCCCATGCAAAGACTTATTAACGGCAAGCCTGGTCTTTTGGTTGACACAAAATGCAAGATGCTGCGTAAATCTTTGGCTGGCGGCTATCACTTCAAGCGGATCTCGGTTGGATCTGGGCAAGAGCGCTTTAAAGATGCGCCGAATAAGAATGAGCACTCTCACGTAGGCGATGCTTTCGGCTACCTGCTGCTAGGTGGCGGCGAATACAAGCGCATGACTAGAGGGCCAGCAGGGCAAAGCAAGACTTTTGTAGCCCAGACCGTAGCTAACAGCGACTTTGATATATTCGGACGATGACAAAATCAATACCTTTTGAGGCTGTAAACGATGAGGTGCATAAGCGCAAGGGTATGTACTATCTGCCTTTTGTGCCTGAGCATTTTGACCACTTAGACTTTGACCATAAAGAGATATCGGTTCTCTCTAATGTGTACGATATTAAATCAATGGTTTCTCAGCAAGCCAGAATGGGATCTGCGTTTACGGTGTTTAGGCACAACAGGCCAATAGCCATACTTGGTGTAATAAACATATGGCCTGGCGTTGGTGAGATGTGGAGCATCTTTGATAATCAAGCTAGAGAGATCCCAGCTACAGCGCTTAGAACAGGCAGATCTTTTGGCGATATCGCAATTAGATATCTACAGTTGCATAGATTACAAATAACTGTTAGAACTGACGACAATAGGGCGTTTCGATACGCAAAAGCGATTGGGTTTGAGACTGAAAGCGTAATGCGAAAGTACGGGCCAGATCAGGTTGATTACTTACTTATGGCGAGGTTTTAATATGGGTGGATTATTTGGCGGCGGTGGAGCGCCTGATATGTCAGGTCAGGTTGCCGCGCAGCGTGAAGAAAACGAGCGCTTAAAAATGCAGGCAGAAGAAGAGCGTAGGCAGCTCGCCGAACAAGCAGCTGGTCGCGTTGCATCACGCAGACGTGGTGGCTCAAGAATGTTGTTGGCAGATACGCGCTTAAACCCTGAGACGGGCGTTGAGCAAACTTTGGGATCTAATGGAATGGGAGTTTAATCATGGGTGGAGCAACAAGTAGAGTAGTTCAAGCCGTTGGCCTTGACAAAAAGCCTAGCGCACAGCCTATCAACATGGCTGATTTATCAAAAAGCGTATCTAAAGCTAGTCGCATGGATGAAGAGCAAGGCGCTCGTATGCGTGGTGCTCGCCGCCGTGGCCGTCAACTCTTATCTGACGCGCGCTTAAATGCAGAGTCAGGCGTAGAGACTTTAGGCGGGGGACAAAGCCTTGGATAAGATGAAAGCAAAAGTCGCAAAGGTTATGCGCGAATACAAGTCGGGCAAGCTAAAGTCTAGCTCTGGCGACAAAGTTAAATCACGCGATCAGGCCGTAGCTATTGCTATGTCTGAGGCTGGAATGGCGAAGAAAAAATGAAAGCTGGACTATATGCAAATATCCACGCCAAGCGTGAGCGCATTGCTGAAGGCTCTAAAGAAAAGATGCGTAAGCCTGGTTCGCCCGGCGCGCCTACTGACGCAGCCTTTAAGAAGGCAGCTAAAACCGCAATGAAGCCTAAGAGCAAGTAATGGCCATTGAAGTCAAACGCGAGTCGCTAGATACTAAGGCTATACACGTATCGCCTAGCTATACAGGTAAAGACGGCACTCAGTATCTAACCAGCTCTGATAAGCCTTTTCCTACGGTTGATGTAAACCATTTACGGTTGCATGAGGGTGTTGCTTACTATGCTTATCACACACATAAAGACGTATCAAGACTGGCTGTTGGCTCAAGCATTAACATTGCTATTGCGTGGCCAGCTGGACTAGAGGCTCATGCGTTTGTTGATTATCAATGCGGCGGTGAGGCTGAGATTTACGCTTACGAAAGTGCAACAACCAGCGGCGGCACAGCAATGACTTTGCATCGCCGTAACCGAGTAATTACTACAGCAAGCCAAGCGGCCGCGGTATTAAATCCAACCGTATCCGCAGTAGGCACAGAATTTTATTCTGAAATTATTACAAGCGCAGAAGGTCAAGGAAATAGAAGTGGAGCTGGCTCCAAAGGAATTAGTTTTGAATTTATTTTAAAACCATTGACAACATATCTGTTTCGTTTAACAAACGTAAATAGCAGCTCTCAGATGGCTGAGATGCGTATAGATTGGTACGAATGAAGAAAGAGCATAAGAGTCCTAGCGGCGGTCTTACTGAGGCTGGCCGTAAATACTTTAAGCGGACAGAGGGCGCGAACCTAAAGGCTCCTGTAAGCGAAGGCGTTAATCCGCGGCGCGTATCGTTTGCTGCTCGGTTTGCTGGTATGGCTGGCCCACTCGTTGATGAGAATGGAAAGCCTACGCGCCTAAAGCTGGCTTTAAAGAAGTGGGGATTTGGTAGCAAAGAGGCAGCTCGCAACTTTGCGAATAAGCACAAAAAGGATTGATATGGCTGAGATGATGCGTTTAAAACCAGAGGACATCCTCAAGCGGCACGACATTGCGCTGCGTAAGAAAGAGGACTTTCGCGATCTATACGATGAGGCATACGAGTTCGCTCTGCCACAACGTAATCTGTACGATGGATATTACGATGGTAAAGTAGGCGGCGCTAAAAAGATGAACCGCGTATTTGATGCTACTGCTATCAACTCTACACAGCGTTTCGCTAACCGCATCCAGTCAGGCATATTCCCACCACAGCGTAGATGGTGCCGCCTAGAGTCTGGCCCCGATATTCCAGATGACCGCAAAGCAGAGGCTAACGCAGCTCTTGATATTTATACAGAGAAACTGTTTGCAACCATCAAGCAATCCAACTTTGATATTGCAGTTGGTGAGTTCTTATTGGATCTGTCAGTCGGTACCGCTGTAATGATGGTACAGCCTGGTGATGACATATCGCCAATCAACTACATTCCTGTGCCACAGTTTTTGGTTGCGTTTGAGGAAGGCGCTAACGGCCAAGTAGATAACGTATACCGCCGTATGCGCATCAAGGGCGAGGCTATTATCCAGCAATGGAGAGACGCGGTTATCTCTCCTGATCTGCAAACTAAGATTGATAACAAGCCTACAGAAGATGTAGAGCTGATTGAGGCTACTGTATTTGATCCTAAGCGTGGCGATTATTGCTATCACGTAATCCACAAGGAGTCTAAAGTAGAGGTTGTTTACCGCAGACTAAAGCACAGCCCTTGGGTTGTTAGTCGCTATATGAAGGTTGCTGGCGAGATCTACGGTCGTGGCCCATTGATTACAGCTCTGCCAGATATCAAGACATTAAACAAGGTAAAAGAGCTGGTACTTAAAAATGCTAGTTTGGCTATCTCAGGCGTATACACAGCGGCAGACGATGGTGTTTTAAATCCAGCTACCGTTAAGATTATCCCCGGTGCAATTATCCCAGTAGCGCGTAATGGTGGCCCACAAGGCGAATCATTAAAACCGCTACCTCGCGCTGGGGATTTCAACGTATCGCAGATTATTATTAATGACCTCGTAACCAACATCAAGCGCATCTTGCTAGATGAGTCGTTGCCGCCTGACAATATGTCTGCTCGCTCTGCTACTGAGGTAGTTGAGCGCATGAAGGAATTAAGCCAAAACTTAGGCTCTGCGTTTGGTCGTTTGATTAACGAGACGATGATTCCTTTGGTAAGCAAGACTTTACAAGTAATGGATGAGCGTGGCTTAATCGATCTGCCATTGCGCGTCAACGGGCTAGAGGTTCGCGTTGCTCCAATCGCTCCGCTGGCTATGGCTCAAAACATGGAAGATGTAACCAACACAATGCAGTTTGTACAGATGGCTGCACAGTTGGGGCCAGAGGGTCAAGCTACACCGAAGTATGGTGAGATTATTGACTTTATCGGCGACAAGCTCGGCGTACCAAGCAGGCTACGTGCCTCGGCTGAGGAGCGCCAATTCAATATGCAACAGGCAGCGCAGCAAGCACAGCAGCTCGCACAAGAGAACCCAGAAGTTGCAGCCGAAGTAATAGGTAATATGCAATGAGTAAGCTAGAGCAGGCGCTTACAGATGGATGGGAAGGGCTCAATGAGCAGGTGCAAGATATTCGCTCGGCAGAACAATCCGTTAATGACCTTAACAAATTATGTTTAAGAGTTTTTACTACCGAGGACGGGGCAAAGTTTTTGGAATGGCTTAAAAATACTTACGTAGAAATCCCAATAGCTATACCAGGCACCGATCCAGCCCATGCTTTTTTTAACGAAGGAAGCCGCACAGTCGTGAGAGATATTGTATGGAAAATGCAAAAAGCAAAGAATTTGTAAACCAGCCAGTAAAGGACATTCCAAATACAGACGGCAAATATGCCGTAAGCGCAGATGGATTAGTTCTAAGGTTTAAAGCTAAAAAGTGGAATTGTATAAAAGGCGAAATTATTTGCGGTTATCGCCGCGTTAATTTGTCTTTAGGAAAAGTTGTAAAAAGGGCAAGAGTTCATAGGTTGGTTGCTCAAGCATTTATTGAAAACCCATTAAACAAACCATTTGTAAACCACAAAGATGGAAACAAATTAAATAATTGTGTTGAAAATTTAGAGTGGTGTACATCTTCTGAAAATGAGCACCACTCATACAATGTTCTTGGCAAGGTAGCATGGAAAACCAAGCCAGAGCACATTAGACTAAAAACGTATGAAATGCGTAAGTCTGGTGTAAAAGTGCGCGATATTTGCAATACATTGAATGTATCTAAATCATTCGTAGAAAGGCTAATGCGCGCACATTCTCAAACTAAATAGGAAAATGTAACCATGAGTGACGAAGCGAACCAACCCGCAGCAGAAAGCGGCCTATTGGATTCAGCAACAGTTGATGACAGTAATGCCGTAGAGCAACAAGACCCAAATAGCACAGCAATAAGCCATTTGGCGCCACAAGAAGATGATTCTCCCTTAGAAAGACCCGATTGGTGGCCAGAGAACTTTTGGAAAAAAGACACTACTGAGCCAGACTTAGAAGGCATTGCAAAGTCATGGTCTGACCTGCGTAAGCAGATTAGCCAAGGCAAACACAAAGCACCAGCAGACGGTAAATACGATGTATCCGCATTTGGAAATATCCCTGATACAGATCCAGTAAAAGGGCACGTATTAAACTGGGCTAAAGAGTATGGCGTATCGCAAGCCGCGCTAGATACTTTAGTTGGTGAAGTTGTTAAAATGGGTGGTGAGCAGGTCGAGCAAGGCCAACGTACCATTGAGCAAGAGCGCGCAGCCCTAGGCCCCAATGCCGATGTTGTAATTAAAGGCATGACAGACTGGGCGCGTGGGCTAGTAAACAAGGGCATCTGGGGTAAAGATGACTTTGAAGAATTTAAGTATATGGGCGGCACAGCCAAGGGCTTAAAAGCTCTAGCTAAAGTACGGGAGGCTTACGAGGGTACTCGGATTCCTACCCAATCCATGCCAGTTGAGGGAGCGCCATCTAAGGATGAGCTCTACCAGATGGTAGCGGATCCTAAGTACAAGACCGATCCAGCATACCGAGCCAAGGTGGAGAAGATGTTTAACTCTACTTTCGGTCAATAAATATCCTTCACGGGAGTGGCTTGCCCCGGCGCAGTACGGCCGGGGTTTTTTTACGCCTATAAAAATATTTTTATAAAGTGTTGCGTTTGAGTAACACTTCTGCTAGAAACTCCATAAGGCATATCATTTAATTGACCCTTAATACAGATATTTCTGTCGATTGGCTGGCGTAACTAGCAAGCATACGGCCCTACGTAATAGGCTAACCGAAGCAATAAACCTTAATTATTTTTGTTTACCTATCTTAGGAGATTTTCAAATGAGCGTATCTTTATCCAACGCCTTTGTAACTCTATTTGATGCTGAGGTAAAACAGGCCTACCAGGGCAAGGCTATGCTGGTTGGTGCTGTACGTCAGCGCAGAGGAGTTGAAGGTTCTACTGTTAAATTCCCAAAAGTCGGCAAGGGTGTGGCTACTCCACGCATTACCCAATCTGATGTAACCCCATTAAACGTAGGCTTTTCCAATGTAACTTGCACATTGCAAGATTGGAACGCTGCTGAATATAGCGATATTTTCAGCCAAGCCAAAGTAAACTTTGACGAGCGTCAAGAGCTAGTACAAGTATTGGGCAACGCTATTGGCCGCCGTCAAGACCAGTTAATTCTGGATGCTTTGACAGCTGCAAGTGGCACAGGCACAGTTAGCAACGATATCGGTGGTAGCGATACCAACCTTAACGTAGCTAAACTGCGCGATGCAAAGCGTTTGCTTGATAAGAATAACGTACCGCCAGAAGGCCGTCACATTATTCTCCACGCATCTGGCTTGGCATCGTTGTTGTCTGAGACAGCTGTAACCAGCTCTGACTTCAATACCGTTAAGGCTTTGGTAAGCGGCGAAATCAATACTTTCTTAGGCTTTACTTTCCATGTAATGGGTGACCGCTCTGAAGGCGGCTTGGCTATTGATGGCAGCTTGGATCGTACTTGCTTTGCTTTCCACAAGGACGCAATCGGCTACGCTGAAGGTATCGCTCCTCGCACCGAAGTAAATTACATCCCAGAAAAGACATCGTTCCTAGTGAACTCTGTATTCTCTGCTGGTGCCATTGCTATCGATGCTGAGGGTATCATTAAAATCACCGCTCGCGAATCTTAATCTAAGGAGAGCTTAATATGGCATATGCAGAATCTGGTTTCACAACCATCGCCGCATCCAAAGCTGGTAATGCTCCAGCGATGTATGCTTATAAAACAACCGACTCAATCGCGACTGTAAATACTGAGGGTTACTTCAATAGCTTGTCAACAATTTTAAGTGTTGGCGATCTGATTTATTGTGTAACCTCTACTGGTACTACCGCTGTTGCTACTTTGGTTTATGTTCTTTCTAACGCCTCTGGCGTTGTTGACGTAAACGATGGTACAACTTTGGCAAATACTGACGGCGATTAATCGCATTTAGTAATAAAATGGGCCATTACTGAGGTTTCTCGGTGGTGGCCCATTCTTACATTGGAGAAGTAAATGGCAGCTGGTGATACCGCCCTCTCAATCTGTTCTGATGCTTTGTTGATGCTCGGCGCAAAGCCGATTTCGTCTTTTGATGAAGGCACAGACGAGGCCTCAGTTGCCAACCGTTTATACCCAGATATTAAGGATCAAGCGCTACTTATGTACCCTTGGTCTTTTAGCTATAAAAAGACATCTATAGCGCGTTTAATTACTACGCCTATCAATGAGTACCGTTATGAGTATCAGCTGCCTGGAGACCGTTTAACGAGTCCTAGAGCTATCTACGATACCAACGCTACTAACATCCCTCCGCGCAAAGAATATCGCATCATTGGCGACAAGCTATTGGCAGATTACGAGCAGGTCTACATTGACTATCAGTACTCGGTGCCTGAGTTTGAGATGCCTAGTTATTTTGTGCAGCTCCTAAAATATATGATGACTTGGCATCTTGCTTTGCCTATTACAGACCAAACAGATAAAAGCCAGTATTGGCAATCTGTGGCTACAGGTGGCCCAAGCGAGAATGGCCGTGGTGGCTATTTGCGTCAGGCTATGAATATTGATGGCGCTGGCAATCCTACTAACGCTATAAATGACTTCTCACTAATTGCTGTGAGGTATTAATGAGTCGCTTTGTAAGCATACAAACCAACTTTTCTACGGGTGAGCTTGACCCATTGCTCCGCGCCCGTGTGGATTTAAATGCATACGCAAATGCACTAGAGAAAGCAACTAACGTAGTCTGCCAGCCACAAGGCGGCATTCGCCGTAGACCAGGCTCGCGTTACATCACAGCTCTAGCTAACGCTGGGGCTGAGTCTGCCGCTAACGGTGTGCGCTTAGTTGAGTTTGAGTTCTCTACATCTGATAGCTATATGCTGTGCTTTACGCACAATCGGATGTACATATTTAAAAATAGAGCTTTAATTACTAACATTAACGGCACAGGCAATCCATACCTAAGCACATCTGGAGTTGGATTAAGTGGGGCTACCCTAAACAATATTGTATGGACACAATCGGCTGATACGTTGATTGTGGTGCATCCCGATGTTGCGCCCATTAGGATTGTTCGCGGAGCTAGTGATTCTCTTTGGACAGCCAGCGCAATTACGTTTGACTCTATTCCTAAGTATGCTTTTTCAGTATCGGTTATTAACCCTGCTGGAACCCTGACACCATCTGCTGTATCCGGCAAGGTGACTTTGACTGCGTCCTCTAGCGTGTTTGATGTTGGGTCTGTAGGTCAATACGTGAATGCCCAGCCCCAAGGCCGCGCTAAGATTGTGCGTTATAATTCGGCAACTTCAGTAGATGCAATTACTGAGTTTCCGTTTTTTAATACAGCCGCTATAGCAAATGCACAATGGGATTATGAATTTGGTTACCAAGATGTATGGTCTAGCGGAAAAGGCTGGCCTCGCGCTGTTACTTTCCATGAAGGTCGTTTGTACTTTGGTGGCTCTAAGTCTCGCCCTAGTACTATATGGGGTTCTAAGGTTGGCCTCTTTTTTGATTTTGATGCTACTGAAGGTTTAGATGATGATGCGGTTGAAGCAACACTAGACACCAATACATTTAACGCAATCGTAGATATTATCTCCGGTCGCGACTTGCAGGTGTTTACGACTGGTGGTGAGTTCTATGTTCCGCAGTCTGGCTTAGAGCCAATTACCCCTACCAACTTCTTTGTTAAGACAGCTAGTCGTAACGGCACTCAGCAGGGTGTACGGGTGCAGCAGCTAGAGTCAGGCACTTTGTTTATTCAGCGTCAAGGTAAGTCGCTTAATGAGTTTGCGTATACCGATACTCAGGCTACCTACGTTACTCAGAAAATCTCATTGCTTGCTGGCCACTTACTTAAAGGGCCAAGTCGCATAGCCCTGCGTAGGTCTGTAGCTACAGATGAGAATGACTTGCTTTTGATGACTAACTCCAATGATGGCACGATGGCCGTATTCTCCCTGCTACGCGCACAGAACGTCATTGCCCCATCCGAGTTCATTACAGTAGATGGCGCTTACATTGATGTTAGCGTGGATATATCAACGATATATACCGTGGTGCGCCGCAACGTAAATGGCGCAAACCAATACTATGTAGAAGTATTTGATAACGACTTACTAACCGACTCAGCCAAAACTGGCACAGGCGTAGTAAGCACAGTAACGATGGCGCACCTAGCGACTGAGACCGTTAATATCCTTGAGGATGGCTCAGTACAGGCTAACCAAGCTGTGCCTGCTGGCGG